ATAGATAGCCTTTAGGCGTGCGTTTAAAGCTTTCTCTAGAGCCTTTTTAGGTTTATTAGGTGAACCTTTAGGTCTGCCCATGTTTTTTAATCCTAAGTGATTGTTTTTGTTACAGGTTAATATTGTTGAGATGTGGTGATTATATCATAAAAGGGGGTTTTGTGACCATAAAGGGATTATTAGTCGTGTTTAGTTCTAGGGGATACTCTCCCTATAGTATACCTTGGCACTTCATTCATTTTATATATAGGTACACATATGTCTTTATTCACTCTATCAACTATCGGCTTTGACTCCTTTACGGTGCAAGGATCTATTCAAGCTTCTCAGGCTTTCAGAGCATTGAAGGAAGATCACCCAAAAGGTTCACACACTTTGAAGCGTGGCACTGAGGTGCTGTTATCGCATAACTCAACAGAGCAATCAGTTTATAAGAACTGTAACTCTTAACACCAACCATAACGACTTAGAGGTCACAACATGAAAGACGCAAAAATAGAAGCAATCGTTAAAGAGATTACCGACAAAGTAATCGCCAACCTTGAGAACCTACCAAAAGACGCTAAATGGTCTAAGCCGTGGAGTTCTAATGGTGTAGCATTTGGGGCGCATCATAACCCCATCACTGGGACCGTATACAGCGGGTTTAACTGGTTCATCACCAATTTTAGTGGTTATGACTGCAACCAGTGGGTCACTTTTAACCAGTTAGTAACCAAATTCGGTAAAGATGAGGCCTGTAAATATGTCAAGGGCAATAAAACCACCGGAATTATCCATTTTAAAATGCTCAAAGATTCCCGCGATGCTACAGGGGCCACTCTCTATCCTAAAATGTCTCAATATCGCGTATTTAATGTCGAGCAGTTAAACGACTTTGATACCTCAGTTTTTGGCCCCAAATCATCCGTTACCGATGCCCCAATTATACCAGAAAATGGCGTAAATTGCATGGCTAAACAACTAGGTGTTGATCTTAAATACACTGGTAACAGGGCGTGTTTTATACCCTCGCAAGATCAAATTCATATGCCTACAGTTGAATCTTTTATTGATGGTGGTACTGGACGCGATCACCACGACTCGACTTTGTTACATGAAATAACCCACTGGACAGGCCACAAATCGAGATTAAACCGTAACCTTAAAAATGGGTTTGGGTCTAAGGATTACGCGTTCGAGGAACTTATTGCAGAACTTGGATCAGCAATGGCCGGATCAATTATGGGCCTGCCATATGAGGGACTACAGCACGATGAATATATACAGAATTGGATTGAAGTCTTGCAGGGGGATCCTAGCGCATTGTATGAGGCTAGCAAGCTTGCGAATAAAGCTGTTCGATATATGGTCGAGAATAGCAAGGAAGCGTCAGAGATGGGCAGTAAGGCCGCTTAGAGTCCAACGCGTAGCCTATCCGCGATGGGTAGGTTATTCGATGCACTTTGGCATCATAACTAGAGGATAAAATCATGATTAAATTACATACTGATACTTGCGTTGAAATCGCGGATCTAATTAATACTATTGACGTTGCAATTATTTGCGCAAAATCCAACGATAGCAAAAAGGATGAGCCGGATTGTATTTTAGATTTCAGGGAGATTCACGGTAACTGGAGTTTTTGGTGGCACGAACGGGCTAAAGCCGTTATTTTATTGTATGACAATTACGGCATTAAATTGCCTGCTTACAATCGTGCCTGCGAGATCGTTAAAGATCCTATGTATTCCAATGCGGTGTTAACTTTAGAGCAAGATAAAAGACTAGAGGTAGCATAATGGATTACTTTGAATTGATTAATTTATTGTCAGATTCCACCCTTGAAATTATCAAGCTTGACCTTGACCGACAATATCAAGATCTACTGACTAACATCCAAGATAAAGAATCAACAATCGAGGCTCACCGTAACAGTGGTGAGCCTTGGACGGTTTCTATCGCTGAAATGGAATCATTAGTTCGTGTTCATTGGTTTCAGTTAGAAAGCATAGCGCGGCATGTTGATCGCATTGAAGAAAGCCAACTAAAAAGGGGTTTAGTATGAGTACTCAAAATCAAAGACTATTAGCGTATCTTGATAAAGGATATTCCATTACCAGAATTAACAGTTTTAAGGAACTGGGGATTTTTGAACTGTCAGCGCGTATCTGCGAACTTAAAAAAGACGGGCATAACATTAAGATTGAGCGGATCAAAGGGCTAAACCAATTCGGGGAGAAAATAAATTATTGTAAATATTCCCTAATCAAGCCAGTGGATTCAAGCCCATATCAACATAATCGGGGATACACTCTTTAATCCTGCCAAGCCCTCAGAGATGGGGGCTTTTTTATTTTCCTTGATATTTTTTTCTTAAGTAATTTATTGACACGGGCATTTCGTCAAACCCTCCGTTCCGGACTTCGTTTAACATCCAGATTCCCCGCCATGATCCGTTAGTTTGAGGCGTTAAATAATCTTCGTCATGTTGATAATATATTCCAGAAAACAAACCTGTTAAATTTACCCCATCAGCACGCCTTGCAAATGCTATTGACCTATCTTGAACGTGGCCCATTACTGCAGACATATGACGTTTGTTTAACAGCGCGTTAGCACTTGCCACTGGCCGACCCATTACACCAGACGTAAAGAAATGAGAATACGCAATTTGGTCAACCACCACCACTTCAAGATAAGAATAAACTTCAAAGCCAAATGATTCTAATTCAAGATCTTTGTACCCAATTAAGCCCTCCAGTTTTGAATCAGATTCTATCGCACGTTCTATGCGGTTTTCATGATTGCCTAGGGTATATACTAATCGCGGATGCCATTGTTTTTCTTTGTTTCTTTTGAGTCGCGCTTGCTCTTCTTGGATTGGATTCATAAATACTTTCATGGCCTCAATCCCTGCCGCAATATCATCTTTGTATCTTCGTCCCTCAAACGATTTTTTGCCTACGTCCCAAGTGGACAGACTAGGCATATCAAAATGATCTCCAATATGAACTATGACATCAGGTTTCTTTTCAGCCGCATACATACCCGCCCATCTTAAATGTTCAGTGGGTGAGTTTGGTTTGACTTGTGTATCCGGAATAATTAGATGTTTCATCAATTTCGTCCTCCAAATTTTCTATTATTACCTGCAGAAAATCCATAACTGCAAAGGCATCGTTTAAACAAAAGTCGGGAGACAAACTAAGTTTGATTGTTCGGGTAGCTATCCCAAATGGTTCATCGAGTGATTTCATAGATAGGGGGCGCGTTGGGGACGGTGCGCCAAGCCGTACTTAGAGGTTCTTTTAAAACGGTATATCATCATCCCCAAGAGGCTCAGGCTCTGGCTCTGGCTTTTTCTCTTGTTCTGGATTGTAATTAGCCTGAATGTTTGTAACATTTGATTGGCTTGTCTCCGAATCTTGATATATAAGCCTAACATTACCAAGTATAGGAAGTCTAACCTTTTCTTCTCTCTCTTCTTTAGTCATAGATTGAGTGACAAATCCGTGATTTCCGTACTCATTTTCCGGCCCTAAGTCGATAAAAGTAGTTAGATCAAGGTAGGTACCTTTGTGGCCTGCGTACAGTCGCGTCTTGTCGATTTTTGTTACGTCAATATTTAAAGTTATGCCTATTTTTTTCATTTTTCTTTTCCTTTATAATTAATTACTTCAGTATGGGCGTTGGCAATTTCTACCTCTAATTTACCCGCGTATTCTTCATCAAGTTTTATCAAGATACAAACTGGGGGTATCAATTCAGAATAAGCAAACAGATACCATTCTTTTCTGCCTGTTACCATCATGCACCCAGTTACTTGTTGGATGTATTTTGTAATTAAAGTTTTGGGATTTCTCTCATAACCTAACATGACATTATCAGTTGGACATTTTATTTCTAGCCCCGAATCTTCATTAATCAATCCATCGGGAGAACATCCGTAAGTCAGACTATCATGCAAAATAAACCCAGTTTCTATTACCTTTTTGTTGCTCATGAACTCAAAAACTTTTCTTGCTTCAGGCTCAAGATCAATACCATGTTGCATTGCCGCAGTAGTAACGTTATCAGGGTATGCATTGTAATATTTCCCTAAAATAGCGTCTGATATAAGCCCCTGCGCTTGCGAACTAGGTTTTCCGGTACTGGTTATCAGCTTATGAAAACTGGACGCAGACAACACGCCCTTTCTTGCTTCTCTCCATTCCGGAGTGCCTTGTTCGTGATCTAAGACAATCATTTCGTTTTAGGCTTTGGGGTGTGTAATTTGTAATTAAGCATCCCCATAACTTTGCCGTATTGAGTTGCTTTTAATTCGCCAACATTACTAATTTTAAATGTATCTAAAAAGATTGAAACATCTGAATTAGTTTTAATTAGTAGATCATTAATTTCTTTTTCTTGTTCGTGAGTTATTACCGCATTTGCTACAGCGGGATTTATGTCCTCACCCATGTACAAATGATGCCCCAAACCATGCATGGCTATCGCTTTAACTAAACATCTCATTTTCGAGTCAGATATGTCTCTAGATGTTGGGTTTTTGATAGAGTTATTCCGGTTATCCATAACAGGTAGCCACATAGTATGTTGATTTTCTTTTACCTTAACCGTAACTGTTACTTCAGCAGTCTCACCATAACTAGTGACAGATCCAAACCAATAACTAGAATCAGGAAATTTTTCCATTAGTTTTGACCAAGCATAAGCCCATGATATGTAAGATAAATTACCTTTCTTTTCAATATAATCAGAAACGTCAATCTCTGATAAAATGCTCCAAGTACTGCGTTGATTTATATCTTTCATTTTGATTTTCCTTTTTTATCTAACACTAATTTACGCAACGAAAGCCTTTCTGTTATTAAATGATATCTTTGAATAAGATCATTTCGAGTTTTTGGTTGCTGTTGTAATATATAATCAATTCCTTTAATTCTACTTAAAATAGTTTCATGTCGATCTTGCCACCCATCGTGGGTAAAAAACATAAGGGGAGTCATTTTTTCCATGTTACACCTCTATTTTAAATGGAATACTACAGCCGTTAACACTGGCACTAGAAATAATTGCATCAGTTAAATAATTTAAGACTGCTTTATGTATCTTTTTGTTCTTATTGCCTGCAAAAGATAAGTTAGAAACAAGGCCGTCTTTAATGTCGTAAGAAGCTACAAATTTAGCTGTCCTAGATATCCGTATTTTAGATATATAATTACCAAACATAACATCGGAAGAAAGCAACGGGCAAACTGCCACAACTTCTTCAGCAATAGGCGTTTCAATAGGTGTTTCAATAACTATTACAGCGGGTATTGATTCAATTACTGGAGTTATTTGTTTCTCAGGTTTTACAACGTTTTTTATAATTTGCGGAACTGGTTTAGTTAACGCTATTTTCTTAACTTCTTCTAGCAATAATTCTGCTTCGCCTTGTCCATATCTAACGTCTTTTAACTGCTTAATAAGCATAGCGTCAATAGTAGACAGATCACTCAACAAACTGCTTGTTTCTTTTAATTGCTCAAGAGTTATTGTAATACCTGCTTCATTGTATCTGAGCATAGATTGAACTGATTCATAATCATCATTAAGAGAACCAACCTTATTTGCTAAATCTTGCTGATCGGTTTTGATTTTATTAAACTCTTCTTTAAAATACTCTGATCTCATAGAGTCGCGACTTATTGTGTGCGCCCATAATGCAGTAATTGAACATACTAAAAGTACCGATATTACATTTTGAAAATTAAACATATATTACTCCGGATCTAAGTTAGGGTTTTTTTGTTCGCTAGCGTATTGTTGCGCGTAGCCATTGTCGTACTCTTCGGACTGATACATCTGGTGTTGATAGCCCTTTAAGCAATCATACTCTCCTCTATCAAAATCAGTAAAATCATTGTGACTATATTCAGCAATTTGGTCACGCTCATAATTTGGATTGCAAACTTTAAATAAACGCCTGTCAAAATCATCTTGGTCGTCTGGGCATTGAATTGGATTGTCACACATAACACGTTCCTCTAAGGTTGACCCCAAATAAAACATTAAAAAAAGACACTACGACTTGGGGTTGAGTTGTTAAGATAGCACCATTATGACATATGTGCAACTATATTGTTGACTGCATCCTTAAATGTGCTAACATGTAGTTTCATTTATAGAGGATAGCATTATGGATATTAGAAGAAGTATGAAGTTTTTTATGTATTTTCACGACTTGAATCAATCAGAACTTGCTAGCGCAACTGGATTAGGTCAAACAAACATACATCGTTGGCTTAACGGTAAAGCTGAACCGTCATTATATATGTTAAAAACTATGGCTTATTGTTGTGGCGTTAGTGTTAGTAGTTTTATCGCGCAAGGTGAGATTGAATTAGATGAAATAGCAAGCACTTCTCGCCCTGTCTTAAGACGGGTATCTACGAATGCCTGATACTCCGGCCTATTATGCTGTTATACCTGCAAGCGTCAGGTATGACAGTAGGCTAAAGCCAAACGCTAAGTTACTGTATGGCGAGATTACTGCATTGTGCAATAAAGAAGGATATTGTTGGGCGCAAAACAAATACTTTTCTGATTTGTACAGTGTTACCAAGACAACCGTTAGTGATTGGGTTAAAAATCTTAAGGACTGCGGATACATTGAGGTACAGATTATTTACAGGGAAGGTAGTAAAGAAATTCTTAATAGGTATATAAGATTATCCGAAGGGGCTACCCAAGAAAATCAGAATACCCCTCCCCAGAAAATTCAGAAAGATAATACTACAAATTCTAATACTACAATTAGTACTACATTGAATATAGATCATTTCGATGGGTTTTGGTCTGTTTATCCAAGGAAGGTAGGTAAGTCTGAGGCTAGGAAGATGTGGGCTAAGAAAGTGAAAAGCGAGGATACTGTTAAAGCTATAGCAACAAATATAGAGCAGAGAGTCTTGCAAGGCGAATGGTCTGATGTTAAATTTATTCCTTATCCTGCTACTTATCTTGGGCAGGAGCGTTGGGAAGACGAGTTAGCTGTAGCAAGTCAAGCTAGGCAACCTCAAAAACCAAGAGGCGAGAGGTCTATTAGAGACACCCCCATTTCAGAACAATTGACCGACAGATCATGGGCTGAAGGATACGAATAAAGGTAATGATATGGAAAATATTAAAAAAATAATAAACGTGCCGGATAAACGTGCAGTTCTTTGGATGTATGATGGTGATAATCCACGATTGGAACGTGGGGTTAAATATAGCAGGACTGACATAGCAAAAGCATTTTCCAGATCTCTACCTTTTGTTAGCGAAAGGTTAAAGGGTAAAAAGATTTGCCAAGATATTGACTTAATAATTCATAAAAAGAAAAAAAGTGAAGTGGAACAAAAAAGCAAAACATTTAACTCAGATTTATCACAACACTGGTTAAGGAAAAAATTGCGATGAAATATGGCACTGAGGGGGATTATTACTATTTCAAAGATAAACGCGAACTTGAAAAAAAATTACCTTTTATAATCAAGCGGTTAGAGAAATGGGATTATAGTGACCACCCTGCGGCCGTTAGAATTGAACGATACGTTAACCCTGCCAGTAGATCTCAAGAAAATCTTTTTCATGCGTGGGTGCGAATACTTGCAGAAAAATGGTGTGCGGCTGAAAAGAAAAAAGCAACTAAAGATGAATTTGAATTTACTAAAATTTTTTTAAAAAATAAATTTCTTGGCGTAGCTAATTATTCATTTAGAGATACGTCTTTTAAAGGACAAGTCAAAAGCATTACTAAGCTAAGTAAAGGTGAAATGTGTTTTTTTATGGATCAAATATATAACCTTGCTTCAGAGAAAAATATACACCTGCCTATTCCGGATGACAGTGAGTACTTAGCGTTGAAGTCTAAACAGGACGAATAAGCCAATATAAGCCTGTTTCAAGGCGTTTACGAGCAAATATGATATATCCTACCAGTTATGTTAAAATGAGGTTTAAAATGGCTCAAACGCTAAGAAAAAAATGTTTAATATCTATACAAAAATTAGCAAGAATATCTGCGGCTGACGAGTATGGAATGGTGAATTGCGTTTCTTGCGATAAAAGAATGAGTTGGAAAGATTGCGATGGGGGTCATTACATATCAAAAGGTAGTTCCTCTTATTGGGCATTAGAAATTGAAAACGTCCATCCACAATGTAAAGGATGCAATGCATTTGGAATGAGTAAGGGAAGTGCTGAAGGGCAGTACACGTTATGGATGATTGATTGGTACGGTGAGGACTTTGTTAGGCAGATGCATGAAGACAAAAGGAAAATTAAAAAGTTATACACTGCTGATTACAAAGAAATGTTAGAAGAATTTACTAGGTTAATTAAATACCATGAGGGCAGGTTATGCCATATTTAAGTGAGCTAAGAAAACGCGCACAAGATTGTGGAATTGATGACGTATCTGACAGGCTAGATTCTATTCTTGAATCAGTAATATATTCTTCTGCTTTGCCTGCTTATGCCAGACATGAAATAGATAATATTTGGGAAGAGGTTGAAGGTGAAGAGGAAAGATTTAATACGCCACCTGACCATAGTGAATTGTTAGCACATCACCCTTATATGGCTTAATATGTTATAATCGACTTTCAGATTTCAAAAATTTTTTATAGGTTTTATAATGCCACAAGTCGGATCAAGACATTATTCTTACACACCAAAAGGGCAAATGGCCGCAAGAAAAGCCGCCAAGAAAACAGGTAAGAAAATTGTTAATCGAATGCCAAAGAAAAAAAGAAGTATGCTTTCTTAACGGCTAGCAACATTGTTTTTCTTATCAAAACTTCTTAATCCTGCCATGCCAAGCATTGCCATAAGCACAGTAGACAGCAAACCAGTGTCAATTTCTGGAACTTGAAACCAGATAGCTAGAAAAGGTGCTAAAATAGTAGAGTATCCTAATCCAAAACAAGAACACCACCCAACAGCAGGCCGCCATCCGGACACAAAAATAGAAGCGTGGGCCGCCTCTACTTTATTAATATCTAATTGACCCTTGTTTAATTCTTGCACATGCCTAGCCGCAAGAGTAGATATTTCATGGGCTAATTCATTTTGCTTATCTTTATCAACTACAAATTTTCCAATAATTGATGAGATAGGGCCAATTAGATTATTAAATAACACGTTACTCAGCATCGTCCTCTACAACTTCAGCTTCTTCTACTGGGTTTTGTGCCGCAAGCAAACGAGTAGCCATCATCGAAATGTTATTGTCCATTTTCATCAAGGCAATTTTTAATTGTACTACGCCTGATTGCATTTCTTTTATGTCATCCCAATATACCATTGCTTCTGGGTTTAAATCTTCACGTTCTAATGTGACTACATCGCCAGTTTCAGGGTTATTAAAATCCATTGTTTTATCCTATAAGTTATTTGAAGTGTAATTATTGCACCTTCAACCATATTTGGCAAACGCAATTGCACCTAATATAAATGGATAAATAGCAAATATCATTCTTTCTAACTTAACGAATTTTATTTTGCTTTCTTCTAACTGACGCTGAATATCAGTGTAACGCACAAGACATTCCTTCTCATGCGCTTCCATCCTAATCATTGTTTCTTTTATAGTAGCCATTAGTTGTAGTTACTCGCTTTAATTAATCTATATTTTAATAAAACTGTCATTGATACAAACTCATTAGATTGAAAATCCTGTCCAGTGAATTCAAATGTGGTGTCCCGATTGGTTGTATAATTTCTTTGGGTTAGGGGTACATCTCTGATTATAAGTGTAGTACCGTTATCAGACGCATCATACATTTGACTTGCTGTACATTGAGAAACAGTCGCGTAATTACCAATTACATCCTCTTGTATTATTTTTATAAGGTTAGGAGGAGCGGCTTGTAAATTACCTGTACATTTCATAATATACATACTTTCAATTATTACTGCCATGTATCCTGATCGTTTAGGAATTATTGTTGTTTTATTATTTACTCCTAAAGCAGTAAATTGAGCGGCGCTCATAGTAATAGAAGTTTCATATTCTGCGCCTACAAGTCTACCTGCAGAATTGATTCCTAATACTACTGTTTCTCCATCACCTGCATCAATACGAGTTTCTTGGGGAATTCCGCTACCTGTACCATTTTGATTTAAAGATCCTGTCCATGATGGATTAGTAATGTTGTCTTCAACAAAAGACTTAAAGTTAACGGCTGTACTATTTGACTGATTAAGAGTAATTGTACCTCCACCTGTCATATTGTCTTGCGCGTTAAAAGTAATTGCAGGATTGTAAACACTAGGAATAGTAGGAACATTAATAGTTACTGAACTATTACCAGATTGGTTGGCAGTCATACTTCCACCACCAGTTGCAGATCCGCTTGTAGATACTGTAAACGTTCCATTGCCAACGCTAGGAATACTTGCTCCAACAATATTTATAGTGGAGTTTCCGCTTTGGTTAGCCGTAAATGTACCACCGCCAGATGCACTGCCACTTGTAGTAACAGTTAATGTTCCATTACCTACTGATGGTATTGACGGGAATGTTGCAAGATTTCCTTGGCCAGTGACATATTGACTAGAACTACCTTGTGGATTAAGAGATATAGTTCCACTAGAAGTAATAGGAGAGTTTGATTCAGCATATGCATTGCCTCCTATAGATACACCGACAGACGTAACACCTTGCTGATCAGTTGGGAAGGTAGTTAAGTTACCTGCACCATTTACATATTGACCAGAATTACCTTGTGGTGCAATTGTTACAGTTGTAGAACCACTTGCGCTAAATGCATTGCCATTAAACGTAACTCCTGTAACTGTACCAGTGTTAGTTGTATAACCTTCTCCATTACCAATTTGATTATTATTTGTTGGTATTGTTGGTTTACCTGTTAAATCAGCATATGCACCAGAGAAATTAGACTTGTTATTAAACGTAGTCCAGTTGGTGGAACTTAAATAACCTGATTGCGAACCTGATGCTACTTGTATTGCTAAAGTAACGTTTCCAGAAGTACCGCCTCCAGTAAGAGGACTAGTAGCACTAACACCAGTTATGTCACCTACAGGTACGCCTGCCACTGCATTGTCTACGTAAGATTTAATGGCTCCAGTTGTAGACAGTGTAGTGTTGCTCGTTCCCAAACTACTACTAGTTGCAATAGTGGTAACAGCGGCACCTGATCCAAAATATAAAGAAGCAATATTAGTTAAGGCGCTACCAGAAGTAATAACTTCTTGAGTACCAATCTTTAAACCACCAGAATTGATTCTTAAATTACCTGATACCTCAACATCAGCACCTCCAGTTTTATAAATAAGACCACTAACACTCAAATTGCTAGTAATATATACACCTAAAGCTTTGGTTATATTAAGGGTGCCTGAACCGCTCATTGTTACAGTGTCAGTAAAGGTCGCGGTCGTTCCAATCAAACCACCTGTGAGAGTGCCACCACTAAGAGGTAAGTAATTATCAAATGATGCTGTAATTAAGTTACCTGCACCATTAATATACTGGCTTGATGTACCTTGTGGAGTAACAGTTAAAGTTCCTGTGGATGTTACAGGAGATCCACTTACAGTTAACGCGTTTCCACCTACAGCTAATCCAACAGATGTAACACCTTGCTGATCGGTTGGGAACGTAACAAGATTACCTTCTCCGTTAATATATTGTGAAGCAGTACCTTGTGGTGCAATTGTAACCGCCCCAGTGCCACTAGCTGTATATGCATTACCGTTAACTGTTACACTTGTTACTGTTCCTACGTTACTTGTTTTGTTGTTAAAGGTATTCCAATCAGTTGAACTAATATATCCATCCGCAGAGGTAGTAGCTTTTGTTATTCCTATGCCTACAGATCCACTAGAACCGCCCCCCGTTATAGGAGAAGAAACTGTTACGTCAGTAATATCTCCTACAGGTACGCCTGCTACTGCATTGTCTACATAAACTTTGATAGATTGCTGTGTAGCTAAAGCAGTCGCGCTATTAGATGTCATGGCATCTTCATCAAGAATGTCAGTAATAGCTACCGCACCTGTTCCCGATAAAGAATTAAACTCAACTAAATTTGCAGTTATTGTAGAGACACCAGTTAAAGTGCCATTCATCGCTATATTTCTACCTATGCTCAAGTCTCTGTCTGTGGTGACTCGCATAGCAAGAAGAGTATTACCACTTGAATTAGTGGTATAGAAGTCTAAATTAGAGGAAGGGCTTGCACTTGTATTTTTAGCCTTTATCTCGCCATTGGGGGCTACAAATCCAATGTTAATGGAACTTAAATCTACAGACGTTGAGCCTGTTGATGTAATGCCCCCTCCGCTAGATACTGTGCTTGAAAAACCTGCTGTTGTTCCTGATAAACCACCTGTTAGCGTTCCACCACTGAGAGGTAAGTAATCACCAAATGATGCTGTAACAAGGTTGCCTGCACCATTTATATATTGACTTGCAGTACCTGCAAAACCATATGCAAGAGTACCACTAGACGTTATAGGGCTTCCCGAAACACTTATTGAATTGCCGCCAAAAGTAGAAGAAACAGAAGTTACACCTTGCTGATCGGCTGGGAACGTAACTAAGTTACCTGCCCCATTAATGTACTGACTTGCACTGCCTTGTGGAGTTACAGTCAAAGTTCCTGTGGATGTGATAGGAGAATTGCTTACCAATAATGCATTTCCAAGTACGGATAATCCGACAGAAGTTACCCCTTGTTGGTCAGTTGGGAAAGTTACCAAATCCCCTGCACCGTTAACATATTGTGATGAAGTGCCTTGGAATGTATATGCTAATGTACCTGTAGTTGTAATTGGACTACCTGTAATTGATATAGCGTTTCCATCAATAGTAGAAGAAACAGAAGTTACACTTCCACCCCCTCCTGCGTTAGCATCTACATACGCTTTAATAGATTGTTGTGTTGCCAAAGCAGTAGGACTGTTAGATGTCATATTATCTTCATCTAATATGCTACTAACTTGAATTGAAGTACCCAATTGAAAATCATTTAAAACTTGAAGCTTAGTAGTGTTCCACGTTCCAAAAATATCAAGAGAGTCTACTGCCTGAAATTGATGTGTTTCGTTACTGTAGTAGTTTTTATCTAAAGCCCCACCACTTAATAATAAAGCAGAGTGACCATCAGGTGTATCAAGTATCAGTGAATCTGAATTGTTCAAATCTATTGCTTGCGATCCAGTATTAGCGTTATAAATAATAGGAACATTTTTAATGTTTCTAAGATCGTCAATTATAATTTTGTTATCGACAGACAAAGCACTGTTTGCAGGAACTGCTTGAACGTTATTGTTCATGATGCTTATAGCGCCTACATTATCAAACGCTATTAGTTGTGACCCACTAGTGTTTTCAAATTTAAAGTTTCCATTTGCATCATTTACAAATATTGTGTCGCCTAAACCGCCTCCTGCTTGTTGAAAGTAAAGTCGTTTAGTACCGTCACTACTATAAAAATTACCATCAGTTTCAAATACAGCACCAGTTGTATCCTTTCTTAACGTTATATTGCCAAGAGCGGGTTCGCCTGATTTTCGGTCTATTACAATTTTCTCAACACTTGAACTGTTTACAACTTTTAAATCATCAGTTCCACTTAATATTATGTCATTGCCGCCAGTGGTATTTCCTATTGCTAATGTGGCAGACAACGATTCTGTAGCAGGTATTTGAGAAGTAACATAGGCTTTAACTGCTTGTGCAGTTACTAGATCAGTGGGGCCAGAAGTAGAGTCAATAACGTTAACAGTTTCTGCAGTTTGATAACCGCCTAATGTGAAACCACCTTTAACGTCTAATACATCTCCGGCAGTAATAATTAAATTGTTACCGTCAGTATCGTCGCCTACAGCTAAAGTAGTTTTTAAAGATTGAGAGGCAGGTACTTGTGCGTCTACATAAGTTTTTATTGCACTTGCAGTTGCTAATTGACTGTTAGATGGGAAAGTAAAATCCGTTTTAATATCATCAACTTCTTGACCGCCTAACTCAAATTTATCTCCTGACGAAATTATTAAATTTGTACCGTCAGTTTCGTTTCCGTTAACCAGAACTTCTTTAAGAGTATCAGATGTACCTACTTGAGCATCAACATAAGTTTTGATAGCAAGTGCTGACGCAAGATTAATATCAGTAGAACCTGCTAATGTAGTACTTGTAATAACACCATTGCCTGAAATTGGATTAAGAGCGTTGCTATTAAGAACAACACCATTCATAGTCTTGTCGGTAAGTGTTTGCGAACCTGTCGTCTTAATTACAGTGTTATCAAGACTAAAAGTTAATGTGCCGTTTGTGGTAATCGGACTACCAGTTACATTAATTCCACCACTACCAGTTGCGGCTACAGACGTTACAGTACCACCTGAAGCGGCAGGGAAAGTAGTAAGATTTCCTGCTCCATCTATGTACTGTGCATTAGTCCCTTCAAATTCAAATGCTAATGTTCCAGATGTAGTAACTGGGCTACCTGTAATAGCAATAGCATCACCGTCAATAGATGCTCCAATAGAACTAACAGTACCACTTGAAGCGGCAGGAAAAGTTATTAAATTACCTTCACCGTTTATATATTGAGTAGATGATCCTGACATGGTAATGTCTAATGTACCGCTAGTAGTAACTGCGCTACCTACTGCAAACGCATCGCCTGCGTGAGTAATACCTACTGAAGTTACAGTTCCACTCCCTCCTCCTCCTGAATTAGCGTCAACGTAAGTTTTTACAGCTTTTTCTGTAGGAAGAGCAGTATCGCTATTTCCACTAAGCGTTCCGTCAATACTAAATTCATTAACGGTTGCGCCTTGATTAAATCTTATGCTAGCGCTTATTCCTTCTACACCATCCGGTCTTATATAAACTGCGCCAGTTAAATCAATACCTGTAGGCTTCAGTAATATTCTTTCAAAATTAGAACTGCCGTCATAAAGGTCTATACGTCCACTACCAGTTGAAGTGCCTTGTCCGTTAAAAACTAATTTATCTCCTGAAGTTACAGTTATGTCTGTACCCCCAGTTTTACTTCCTACTACTAACGTCTGAGCTAAAGATTCAGCAGGGGAAACCTTACTATCTACATAAGTTTTTATGGCTTTTTCTGTAGGAACAGATGTATTGCTATCTAGACTTAATGTCCCGTCAACACTAAACTTATTAATAGTTGCACCCATCTTGATGCTGTCACCAGTAGTCATTTCAATGTTACTGCCACTAGTAGTATTACCTGCTAATAGTGTATTAGCTAAAGATTGAGCAGGGGAAACAGAACTGTCTACATAAGTTTTTATGGCTTTTTGTGTAGGAATTATTACATCACTATTACTTGAAAGTGTGCCATCAGTACTAAATAAACTAATGCTTGCACCCATAGCAATACTGTCACCAGTAGTTACAGATATGTTTGTGCCACCAGTAGTATTACCTGCTACTAGTGTATTAGCTAAAGATTCAGTAGGGGGAACAGCATTATCTACATAAGATTTAATGGCAAGAGCGGTAGCTAAATCGTTATTAGTAACAGTAGCGTCAATAGTTGTAACAGTGTCAGAACTTAATTGGCCTCCAATAGAAATTGAATCTCCATTAGACACAACAATGTTACTGCCATTAGTAGTGTTGCCGTTAGCTAATACTTCTTCTAAAGAATCAAATAATCCCACCGCTGAATCTACATAGGCTTTAATTGATTGTTGAGTGGCAAGTGCAGTTGCACTATTTGAAGCCATGTCGTTTTCATCAAGAAATTTATTGATGGTAATTGAATTAGCTAACATTGAAATGCCGTCACCAGACGTTATGTCAATATTAGTGCCGCCAGTAATGTTACCGTTTACTAAAGTATTTTTAAGAGTTAATCCATCAGTTGCATCGCTTATTAATGGCCCCATAATTGGGACACCATGCACAGTATCAAACCCTAATAACCTGCCAAGCCGAGCGGCTTTAAGAGGCAGATCCATAGTTAAAGGCGCACCATTGTTTGGAGTTGGCTCTACATTTTGTAATCGTATACCGCGATCAATAAAGTTTTCATTTTGAATTGCGCCTACATATATTTTATCAAAGTCAGCATTAACCGTAGAAGCTAAAAAGTCTCCGCTGTTTTGATAATTTGTAGCTCTATCAAGAGGCATTTCTAATACAAGACTTACTGTATTAGCACTAACAGGAATACCCACTGTAAATGTAACTGTACCACCAACAGGATCACCTAGCGGAGAAACAGAATAATTTGCAGTCGGAGCCACAACCCCATTAACATAAACTACTATGTCACTCTTTTCTAGAACTAGAAATTTGTAATCAAAAGCGGCTTGAGTTGCGCCCGTTACAGTGTAATCGTTTCTAGTAATCAGTTTAGTTACAGTCATTTTTTTGCACCTTAGTCCACTATGTTGTTTTGTATTTCATCAAATCCACGCCTTAAAAAAAACAAATTTTGATAAGGCAATAATCTTCTTAACGTTCTTACGTCTGAATCTGTTATTGGATCGCCTGAAGTTATGGCGTTATTAGCCGCAACAGTAGTAGACAATAAGCTACCAAACGTTGGCCCCAATAAACTTTCTGTTACTGTTCTATTAACTTGTTTCATGTTAACTTCATCTATACCAAATAATGAACGCAAACCTATGTTATTGCTAGACATTTTTTCTACGGTATTGTTAATTTCTCCTAAAATGCCAATAGCACCTGATCTGTCTATTCCTTCCATTACCCACACTGCCGGATCATCCGATATTTCTCTGCCTGAAATAGATTGTTTGATAAAATAAGTGGTAGTACCTGCGCCAATTAATCCAAGGAATCCCATCATTTGCGCTTCATCTTGTTTCTGCAAACCTGCTACTAAAACTCTTTGCGTAGCTGACAATATAAAAGATTTAAATTGCAAAAACGTTTGACCTAATGGCTCTGACATAAACAATGGTTTTTCTTGTCCTGGAATTATGACCACTCGGTCACTTTCTTTTCTCATTGCCGCGCCATACATTCTTTCTAGTCTAACGTCATCCCAGTTTTTAGCCCCACTTATCCACAAACCGTCTTCTCGTTTGCCATGCAGTTTTACTTGCTCATACATTGCTTTAGCATCAGCTTCGTTGATACCTAACCGACCTAATTTCTTAGGATAAATGCCTTTTTGTAGCGAATCAAAAACTCTAGTTTGCATAGTCATGCCATGCAATTGTTTCATTCCGGCAGTCCAATAATCTAACGCATTATAACGCCCATACTTAGCAGATAAAGTTTGTAATCCACGCTCAAAAGTACTGCCGCCTTGAGTATAATCTGCAATATCAGCAATAAGTTCTGATTTACCATTAGCAATGTAATCAGTTCCAATGCCCCATAACCTTAATTCTTCCCTTATCTCTGCAGTTACTTTTTTCTGTGACGTTACAGCTTTAAGGGACGTAGCAAAAGTTTTGCCAAATCCTTCAGCCATCATTACACGCGCAAAATCTGGCAGACTAGAAGGAGTTACACCGCCTAACAAACGTAAATAGTTTAAGTTTCTGGCCGCTCTCATGCTTCGCACAAACATATTATTTTCTTGGTAGCCGTACACGTTACGCATTCGATCACGCATACCCGCAATGTTTTTAATATCTTTGTCGCGTTGGGCAAGAACTTTTAATGCGTCTTTACCCTCTAGCTTGTTAGTGCGAACAAATTCATTGGCTTCAAACGCAATATCTTTTATTTGTTGTTGCATCGAAACATCGCCAAATTGCTTGTAGATTTCTATGTCAGGCACAGTGGACATATAAAATCGTTGTCCAAGTATTCTAATATCATTTTCTAAAAATTCTTCTATAAGATCATCGTCAATATCAAACACTCTGTTACGCAATGGCCCTTGAATATTAGTACCTTTAAATCGCATAGCACCTTGACTGTCTATGGAGTTTTTAGAACCTGCACCTATAAGCCAATCATATGGCAATCTACCGTCAGGAGTGCCAGTAATTCGTGTAGCAATTTCTGCCGCTAGTATTTGGTAACTTTCTGTAGTTTGTGGCCCAAGAACATCAGTTTTAAATTCAGCTTTTTCTACAATTTGTTCATATTGTTTTGCCAATGCCGGATCGTCTACGCCCGCTTTTAATGCAGATCTAGCAAAATCAGCTTCTTTGATTAAAGCTAAATCTTTTTTAGCTAACCAATCACCAACAATTGTAGTAAATTTATTAAAATTAGCATTAACGTAATCTTTGTTCCAAAGTCTATTAAGATAATTGTTTGCAGTTTTTACTTGCACATCTTCCGGCAACAATTTAAGTGCTACCATTTGATCTTTAATTGGGTGATACAAAGACTTGTTCCAAAAATCAGCCGCTTCCTGCGCTTCTGGTATTTTAGATTCTCCTCTTCGGACTGCTCTAGATACTTCAGCCGCAAATTCTTTTTCACTTTTTCCTGTAAATATTCTGTTGCCTAAAGAAACTTCGCTTTTAGTTCTTTCCATATATTTTTTAAACAAAACAGTTTGATTCTGCAACGAATCCATTACTGGGCCAACGCCAATTTTTATTAAACTTTCTACAGATGTTAATGGGGCGGTATCTACCATCGTGGGGTTTTCTACTAACAACGCTGTAATTTGTCTTGTTTCTTTTGATGGTGACGTAATAGTTGCTGATAATGGATCTATTTTTCCCATAACTTTAGTTATAGCTTTAGGAATTGCGCCAACAACTTCGGCACTTCCAATATCTTGAGTTTGTGCCGCACCTACACTTCTTAAATCTACTGGCTCGTTAGTAGTAGGGTTAATGTTATTAGCAATTTTTCCTTCTGGGTCCATTACATCTTCAGTTTCTTTTACAAGAAGATTTACATCACCAGTAGCTTTACTAAAAGCCATTCCTAACGCGCCACCAAGCAACATTGCGCCAGATATATTTACAGCAGATTCGCCATAGGTTCTAGTTAATTGTGACTCATGCAAAGCGGCTTCTTGTACTGCAGTTTCTGCCGCTACTAATGATCCAGTTACTGCACCATTTTTCAAAATACTGTTACCCACTCTGTAGGTATTTTTTACTGCTCCCCCAATAACTAACAACGATATAGGATCAGCTATCATAATAGGCATACCAACAAGAAAAGACATAGCCCCACCATCAGCCATAACCTTTCGATCAACACGTTCTCTTGATACTTGTCTTCTTACTGCTTCTACTTGTTCGTCACTATTAGCTACGCTAACGTAATTCATAAACTCAGAATCAAGACGTTCCTCGTTAGATAGAATTTTAAAAGGGTCGTAATCGTTTGTCCTAACACTAGGCAAATTAGGTTCTTCATTAAGAATAGACCCAATGATATTTTCTTGTCGCCAGTAAGCGCCAGCTATGTTACCAATAGAAGGATCGTTGTCAGCCTCAACCCTTGACGCATATGCTTTGCGTGGGGCCGCGATTGTTCCTGTCTCTGTTACAAATGGCATTTAATTAACCTTTAATTAATCTGGCGGCTTCTTCTAATCTTTTTACTACCCCATTACTAGGATCAGTTTTTAAAAGTTCTAAGTACTCTTCATGAATTAATAATTGTACAGCGGCCTGTTTAAAGTCTCCGTTATTTACATCTTTTACAAAGGCAGGACTTTGTACTAAATCACCTCTGTAGACTAAAGACATTAAAGCAAATTGTTGGTTTTTAGTAAGATTGTTAAATTCCGGAACTAATCTTATAGCGTCTTTTTTGTGAATTTCATAAGTTTCCTTAAAGGTCTTATCTTTATATTCACCTGTCTGCCCCGCTCCGCTAGTAGAAACATTGTTTTGGTCATCATAATCTCCAAACGCAAAACCTTCGTGAGCAACAATAAATTCTTGCATTTCGTCTAACGAACCTTCTCTTCTTACTACTTCGTCAATTGCTTTTTGTCCTCTTAATATTTTTACGGGTTTATCTTCTACCATATCCATAGGGTCAGGATTTTGACTTTTAATAAAATCTACAAATTGATCTTCAATTTCTTGATTCTCTTCTCGCTTTGCAGTAATTCTTTCAACGTATCTATCACTTGCTTCTGTGATTCCTTTCATAGCAGGCGCAAAAGATGGTCTTCTAATTTGCGGAACGATTCCTTCTGGTGGAGTAATTGCGGCTTCAACTACTGCTCCTGCACCTTTAACAATGCTTGTTAAACCGGATGTAACCGCTTCTAAGGCACTTCCGTCTGCAATCTGACCAACGCCCCTGCCTATAAGCGCAAAAGGGCTGTTGC